AAAATAAACTTTTGCCTTTTCTTCTACACTTAAGTTCATAGCATTACGCATATTATCATAGTAATTTTTTGTATTGTCTTGAATCTCTTCGATAGTAAGTTCATCCAAGAGATCTAAAAAATCTTGATTACTATAGTCTAATTCTAAAATATACGTGGAAAGTGTTTCTGATTCAGGAGTTTGTTTATACAACACCTCAATCGTTTTTTCTTTTCTATCTACAAATTTTGCAGTTTCTATTTTGTTTGAAAATAGTGCCATAATAAACCTTTCACTAAATTAATCCAACTCCTAAATATGTAGTTGTCTGTAATGATGGACTACCATCAGGTACATGTTGTGCATAATATACAGTACCGTTAGGATCCGGAAAATCTTGTTCTCTTCTAAGAATAGATGCACTTGTATATGTATCACCTATACCGGTTCCTCTTGCAACCATTCCTTGTCCGGTTAAAAATGCAGACGATCCATATTGATAACGTAATGCAATACCTTGCGATGCGCCTTGCACGGCCCAATATTGAACTAAATGTAATAACATTGGTCTAAGAACAGATTTAGGAATAGCTTTAAAACTTTCATCAGCCATCATTACTGCAGGAAGAGTAAATGAGAATTCAGCTGGAGCATTAATTTTGTGTAGATAATAATCTACGGTAAACGAGTTTAAGGGTTGATCTACATCTTCTGGCAAACTACCAGTTTGAAACGCATTAACATCTGCAACTGTATCTTTTGCAATAAGACCGGTGCCAACTAAAGTCGCATCTGTTTCAGAAGTATTTGTAGAAATAAAATACGTTCCACCAGCTGCTTCTGGTGTTAATGTATTGCCAGCTAATGATTGTAATGCTGGTTCAATAAATGTATCAACCATATCTTGCCAGCCTGCAGCTTTAATATATCCGCTTGGATCGTTATAAAAAATAGGATATGAATGATTTACATATTCACTGCCGGCTCTATCTTTATATGGAAAGGGATAACGCCATATCATATCTAATAACGTTTCGGTATATGCAACCGACTTATATGAAACAGCATCAGGCGTTGGCCATGGTGCACCGGAGCTAGCAGCTGGACTTGCTTGCAATCGATTATCAACTAGAGAAGAAAGTTTATATTGCCAGCCTGTGCCATCATCTAATCCAGATGTTACGGATAATTCTATTCCTGGATTATTAGCATATAATCTTATCACTTCGTTAATAAGTAACTGAACTTCTGCAGAAGTCATTTCCTGCAGATCCCCACCAGGTTCGTTAATTTTTAGGGGCCTTATAACAGCCATACTTAAGCTCCTGCGCCATACAACTGCTTCAAGAGAGTTCCTGCTGAATCGTAAATTGAAAGGCTTTCAACTGATAATAATTGCTCTTGACCAATAGCATCGTTAGCTATTTGACTTCCTGTAATAGAAGAGTCCGCAAGATCTGATGTGTCTACTGGAAATTGACCACCAATAAGCGCTATAACTCCGGCCGAATCTAATAGATTTAAACTACCTAATGTAGTAGTATTACTACTAACTTCAGTATGTAATTCGTTAATCGCTTGTACAAGATCTGAGTCCCCACCGGTGGCAAGGTTAGCTAAGTCACCTACTTTGTAACTGATCTCGTTTGTTTTTTCCCGCCATGTATTAACTAAATCATTTAGATCTACAAAGGTTCTAGCCATTTTTTTCCACCAATTGTTTTAATAAGGATTTTATGTCAGACATATCTTCCTTCATTTCTTGTACGTCGTCTTTTACTCTTTCAAATTCTAAAGCTCGTTTTTTTCTTTCAGCCTTTAATTCTCTTGCCTTTTGTATTCCAGCAATATCAGTATTTAGTATCGCATTTGTATTAGGATCTCTGAATAAATTTTGAGATCCCTCTACCTTCTTAAAATTTCTTTCCATTATAAAGCCAATGCTATTACACGTAAATCTTTAAATTGTGGTACTCTAGCATTATTTGAACTTTTCATTATAAATTTAAGTATGAATCTGTTAAAAGGTACTGATAAACCACCTGGTCCACCAACTATATATTCATAGTCTCTAAATATTCCTGGGTTTTCATCCGATGGTAAGATTCGTTCTTTAGGAACTTCTATCCAATTTGTTTCATCAAATGTAGCATCGTCACTAATCGCTTTATAATAAACCTCAAAGTCTGCAACAGAAGGTCTATTGGCAGCAAGAATAATTTTTAATCCAACTGCACTTGTAGCTAGTGTTACAGGTCTTGTAATATGTTTAGATAGATGAGTACCACCAGTCTTATCTGTTTCTGCGACAAAATTTATTGGAGTATTAATATTACTTAAACTAGATCCGTTTGAATCTTGGTTATCAATTCTATTATGTGTTAACCACAATGAAGCTCTTTGCATATCAAGTACCGGAGAAACATAAGCAGAAGTACTACTCATATCAACTCGAATGCTTGCTGACCTTTCACCTGCCGGTAAATTTAATGTTTGAATTGCATCATTAGCTACAACTCTTGGAGCAAAGAAGAAATTATTTTCTCTTAACACTAGAGATTCAAATGTTCCATCCTGACTATATGGAGTTTCAGAACCAGCATTTGATTTACCAGAAAGAAACTTACCATTAACTTCTATAGTTGTTGATTGTGGTAAATTAGTTTCAATGTATGGAAATACGCTTTCGAATGCATAGTTTTGAGAATTTGTAACCGTAAATCCACCTATTGAAATTGAACTTGATGCTGCAGAATCTGCACCAAATGTAATTGTATCATTATCGGCGCTATCGATTGTACGGTTACCAATAATAGATGTTCCTTTAACACCAGCGTATGAGGTTGATGAATCAAATCCTCCAATGAAAACGTTATCGCCAGCAACAAAACCATGATCGGCGTGTTTCATTACCATACGAGTAGCGCTATTTGTTGTAGTAATGGGATCTGCATCAAGCAATCTTGTAGGTACGCTTGCGTTTCGAAGTATAGCATTTGACGTCGCAGTACTAAAGTTTGCTCTATACAATTTAAACATTAGGTCTTTTGTTTGATCGGGAGACCATGTTGTTGTATTTTGTGATTTAAACAATGAGCCTAATGTCGGCTGAGATGTAATACGTCTCTCTGTAGAACCTAAAATAAATTGTTCAGTTTCTGCAATGTAAACATTATAGTTATCTGTCTCAGCAACAAGAACCACACAATATTCTTCATATGCCATTAGATATACTGGCTCTTCAAATTCAAATGTTGTTGCAGCTGTCGCATTAACCGAAGTATTTACACCTGATGGCGATTTAAACACACGAGAACCTGGTATAGTTTCAGTTGCAGAAGGACTACCATTTACCATTGGCCTTAATTCTAATGATACTGGAATAGTGTCATCTTTTGTTTGAAAGAATATATCAACCTTACTTAAGAAAACACCATCTTGATCTGGAATAAAGAACGATTGAGCTAATGGATCTCTCTGTCGTACCGTACGTGGAGGAGTGGTAACAACATTGTTAACACGTCTTTCACCGGTTACTACGTTCCAAGTATTAATGTTAGCTGTACCTCTAGACGTTCTAGATGAAGCAGAAGACGAAGAAGTTGTACCAGTTACAATATTTCTAACTCGAGTAGATTGAATAGTTCTTTGTCTGGTTTCGAGTGCACCGCTTGAAGTAAACGATGCTACACCAATAGAAGTTGCAGCATCTTCATTATCGCTACTAATATCTAAAAGTTTTAATTCTCTTGTACCAGTTCTAAATCTTAATGTACTTCCGCTCGGAATAAAGAATTCGCCTTCTACAACGCCTTCGGCATTTGTAAAGAGAGAAGTTGCTCCATCCGGATGTCCGCTATTTCTGTCATACCTGTTTCCAGCTTCGTTATCAGTTGTAGCAATTCTAGTAAATGTGTCTGACTTAACCCAGTTATCTACAGCAGTACCGTCAAAGAATGGAAATACTCTAGTATTTGGTTTCATACCTTGACATTTAAAACTTACACGTCGCGATCTCATGAATGGAATCATCGCTACGTCTATGACTCTATTACCTACAACGCTTCGAATCGTAGAGAACGATGCAACTCTTGCTGTTGCCGTAGTGGACGTAGTTGTAGTTGTAGTAACAGTATCTGTACGATCCCATGAGCCTCTCCACCCTGCTCCAAATGCCTGGCCACCTACAACATTGCCACCACTGTTTACATTATTAGTGCTAGTATTAGTATTAGAAGAGCTTCCTAGACTTTGAGATCTAGTTGCGCCAACTGTTGATCCTGCCCAGTTCCACTGTGAGTTATTAAATAATTGTGATTGATTTCCACTAAATTGATTTTGTGTTCCTCCACCAACAATGACGTCAGCAGCCTGTCTTGTTTCTCTCCACTCATCAGATGCTGGAGATAATTCCATTGCACCCATGTTTGTAATAACTGAGAATGGATTAATATTCATGACGCCTGAAACCTGAGGCTGATCGATATATTCTACGTGTGTAAATTTCTTATATATGTTATCTCCCTTTAGAATTGTATTCGTAGAAAGATCTGAGTCATATATAAGTCTTATAGCTTCTTCTGAAAATGATGGTCGCAGTAATTGCGCTTGTGGATCTATAGCAGCTCTATATTCATTATTAAATACACTAGATCCTAATTGATCTTTAAATCCATCTACTAAAAAGCCAGCCTTTGTTCTATCAACTCCTGTAGAATCAAATACACTAAAATTAGATAAACCTGTTTCAATTAACGATAATGCAGTAAGTTCAAATAGATTATCTACTTTTTGAGATATACTACCGATATCGTCCATTGTAAACAATTTTGTTTCATATGGTGCTAAGTTCGCATCAGAGTCACTTTTTGTAAAACTTTGTAATTTTACATCTGTAAGTAAAAGATCCCCGTCTGGCTTGACCGGAAACTGTGGTTCAAGAGCAGATGTACCAAGAAGCACTTTAATGTTACCATCTTTATCGAGTACGATTTTATCGTACCGCGGAAGATAATACTCAACGTCAGTTGTAATCAAATCAGTATTGGTTGGTAGTTCGTTAATACGAGCAGTACCACCAGTAAAGTCTGAGTCTCCATCGGTTTTACGTGGTCTAAAATCTAATACGTCGTGTAAGAATACTTTACTTCCGTCGTTTAATGTATGAGCCGGAATGTCTTTGTAATCCACCTGACCAGTATATGAGTTAACTGCAAAGAATTCACCAGATGCACCATGTGTGAAATATCTAAATCTTGCAAATACTTGTCCACCTGGAGCTGGTTTATCACCTTTTAAAATTAATCTTGCAGGAGAATACCAGTTATCTCTCTGACCGTTATCAACAATAAAATTATTAATTAAATCTGCACCATCAGAATCCGAATCACGCAGACGATCTAACTTAAATAAATCTGGTTTTTGTAAACTTATAAAAGCAGTACCGGTTCCATCAGATTCTATAGCTCGTACAACCGTGGTTTCAACAAGAGTTTTTGTACGTACACTACCAGCAGCTTTGTTTACCTTTGCAATAATTTCAATGTTAGAACTTGTTGGACCACCACTAATTGTCGCAGCCTGGGTACCAGCACCTGTAATTGTTGGGGAAATGACAGAACCAGATGAATCAACTGAAACTATCCAGTCATTGACACTACCGAACGTTTCTCCGGTAGCAGTCAATGTCAGTGTAGCAGCACCAGAAGGATCGAGTGAAGCATTAAAAGCACGATATACTTCTAATGATATATCAGATAAGGTTTTTGGTCGTTCAAATGGCAAGTTAAAGAATAAGTTATTATTACCAACGTCTCTTAGTATCGCACTACCATTATCTAAAACTAAGTTGGCATAATCAAAAGAACTACCGCCAATAGATTTTACATTCGCGAACGATTGGCCTGCGTTCATTACGACATCAAAGATATAAAATCTATAATATGCTCCGTCTTCTTCTACTGCACGAATACGACATGTACCAATGGTTGAACCACCGTGGGTTACTGCAGAACGTAAGTTTCTATTTTGAAACACGTTAACGTTTGGCAAACCTTTAAGATCTGTAACTGTAATATAGTTACCGTAAGATGCAGCTACCACTTCGTTGTTATTAGTTTGAGTATCTCTTGCTTTTGGAATACGTAAACGTGTTGGAAAGGTTTTTTCTATTCTATATCCTGATACGTATGCTAATCCTTCAGATACTGTTGCAATAAGATTTGCGTCATTCGAATCGTCTTCATAATTTACAATAAACGGATTGATAAAGAAATCACCTTGAATATCTGCTGTACGCTTAGCCATTCTATCTTCAACGCGCGCATATGCATCATCGCCAGTTACAACATCAAATACAACGCCGTTTCTTATTCTTGCGTAGTAAACAAAGTTTTGATCTGAATCTATATCATCCTGAGTGGTAAGCGTCATTGTAATTCTATAACGATCAGCACCTGGAGCAGAAGTATTTGGAGTAGCGCCTTGGTTATCATACAGAAGCTCAGAGTCTGCAGCAGTAACAACGTCTTGTGTTACTAAAAATCCTACAGTTGCATCTGGTTGTTGACCGTATTTGCTTAGTATGATAGATTGTTTTTCACAAAATACAAAATGCCCTTGTGTAAAGAAATCACCTTTTTCTACCGAAAATCTTGTACCAAATCCGGTAGCAGGATTTGCCGTTGTACTTGTGGTTTGAACAGTTAACGTAACACCTGAATTCGTACCAACAATGTCTTCGCCTGGATCCATAGTGTTTGGAGAAGCAAATGAAGAAGCTGATAAGGTATCGATATATGCAACGTATATTGTTGCAGGATCACTTGCAGTCGCAGCAACGACTTCTAAAATTTTTGCTTTAAATGCAGAGTTTTGCCCGGTAAATTCATCTCCAACAATAGTAGAAGTATCTGTTGGCAAGTTATTCGTAGTTGTATCAAGCTTGATAAATTCATATCGAGTATTAAGGCTTGGTCCACCAGGATTAACTGATGCACCTTCTTTAAAGATATTGCGGGCAAATCTTTCAATTTCTTTTTGTTGTATCGTTTGAGACTGAGTTAGCTCTCTTGCCTGCAAAGCACGGCCAGAATTAAACAGTATCCTATGATAGTTATTACTGTCTCTATAATCGTCTTTATACGTATCAGCAAAGACTTTTTCCGTAAATTTTGTCGCCATTAAATCACTCTACAGTTGAATTATTACTTTTATGTCTTCAGTTTGTGCGGGATCTCTTTCAATCGCAGCTCGATTATCGATGTACAATATTGTACCAGACAATCGATCGACTGTACCTTTTATATATGCCAATGTATCACCGTCAACCGAAGCTGAATCTAAGATGCCTTCACCATTACCATCAGTCTCCGTAATCGTTTCGCCTTCGATAAATGTAGCAAAGCCAGTAGAATCAGTCTGATGATACCATACATAGCTTGAATCTGCGTTATCGATATATGCTTTTGCAGCAGATGTGGATCCTAGAATTGTTTTGTCTTCGGTAAAGTTTTGAGCAATAGAACCAAACTTTAATTTATTTAAGACGTTTGCTGCAGGACCTTCAAAATCTGAATCTGCAGAATCTGGACCAACTTTAGGATCTCTAATTATTCCTACTTGCCTATAATCATTACTTGTAATCATCGCATTTGTTTCGTCGCCAATTAGCTTCGAATTAAACATAATAGCGCTTGAGCGAAGATCGTCTCTTGCATCTCCACCTATTCCTAACGGTGTTGATACTACAGCACGAGCATGTGCTCCTGTTCCACCGCCACCAGAAAATAGAACTGATGCATAATCGTATCCAGCGCCATAAGCTTTTCCTGTACCAGAATCATTCATCTCAACTTTTACAATAGTTCCGTTATATACAGTAGCTGTTGCGCCAGGAGTTTTTGTTCCGTTACCGGTAAATGTAATAGTTGGAGCAGACGTATATCCTGTTCCACCGTTATCTACCTTAATACTAGTAATCTGTCCTTTGACGGCTGCATCCTGAATTGTTTTTTGTTCTTGCTCTAATGCAGGATCAGAAGCGCCGGCAGAGTCAACGAACTGTACGGGAATATAATTAGCTGATGTAAACTTTACCGAACGCAAAGCAGTTTGTCCATATAGGTATTTCCATACGTAACCGTCTGCTGTTGAAATAGGATCTAAAGAAGTGCCTGTCGGTTTAACCGTAGATGTCACAGAAGATCCTGTAGCATCTTTACCTTGCTGTAAACACATGTAAACAGCTAACTCATCTGTCATAACATAATATGCATTTGTTGGATAACCTTGAACATGATCATCATACGAAGCATAAATTGTACCAGAAGACCAGTTATATCTAGGAATCACATATGAAACATCTTCACCTTTTTTCATAGCCTGTAAATTTAAACGAAAGTCACGTTCTTCTTTTGCAGTATTCAAAGGAGTGGGAGCTGCGTCCGTAGCATTCCAGTCTTGTGATCTACCAATACCAATATAGTACGTAGCCGCAGAATCTGTAACGTTTGTAAAAATATCGTTAAGAACTTGTCTTTTAAATTTATCTGTAATAATTGCAACCATTTTAGATTCCCTAGCTCACGGTTCCGCCGAAGTTACTGACCAACTGCCAACTTGTTCCATCCCATATCATTGTGCATCCTTGATTATTTGCTAAAGCAATGCTGGTTCCTGGTCCAAAGGTGGCTGGTGTAATAGTAGCAGTACCAGCGTTCTTATTTGTAAATAGTTTATATTCTCCTACTGTCGTACCATTAGCCACTGATACCGAAATTGGTGTTCCAGAGTTTCCGACAATATATGATTTAGAAGTATCAGCAGCTCCTGTGGCCGTAATCACATCAGAAGAATAAGCTGCTTTTTCAATTTCTACTGATCCTGTTCCTTTACCACTTAAATTAAGATTAACATCAGCATCGTCTCCACTTGCACTCATAACAGGATTTGAACCAGTACCGGCGTTTTGTACATCAACATGATTAACTGCACTTCCTGTTGCAGTAATACTAAAAATTTCAGCTCCGTTAGCGTCTCCAATATAACCACTAACTTTAGGTTGAGACATTGTAGGAGCTGTAAGAGTTTTATTTGTTAATGTTTGAGATGCACCAAGTAAAGTAAGTGTATCACTATCTGATAGTGTTGGTATATTAAGATTATGATTCGCAGTCAATGAACCCGCTATAAAATTATATGTGTGCGATGCATCATTATCTTGAACTTTTATGCCGCTTACTGTTGGGCTGGTAAGTGTTTTATTCAATAATGTTTGTGTGGCAGAATCAAGTAAAATTTCACCAGAGGCATTTGGTAAATGAATAACATGATCGGCCGTAGGATCAACAGCTCTTAAAACTGTTTCGTTTAGATCTGCCGTAGTTCCTTCAAACTGTAAACCACCCGCTGCAACAGCAATTGCTCCAACTAAAGTATTACTATCTCCACCGAGTTTTTGATAAAGCTCGACAAAATTTTCATTAATTTTCTGGCTCGCTTGACGTAATGTATCACCACTTCCGTCATTGGCATACGTACCATTTGCTATGTTCTGACGAGTCATTATTACCTCTAATTCGTTTTATCTATTTATACTACTTTATCGAAGTGTCCAGCGGTTATCGCTAAAGGACCTTCCATTTTAAAATCTGCAGGATATGGAGTATTTATAGGTATCGTGGCAGCATACAATACTCTGCGATCAGCGCCTTGTAATGCATTATAATCACTTGACCAACTACCACCGGCTGTTGTAACTTCAGTTCCTTCGTACATATCAGAAGACGGTTGTTCATCTACGGTTGTCTCAATCCAATTACGAAGATTCTCGTATGTCCAACTTCTATTGAATTGCATAACCACGGCCATTAGACCTGCGCCTACAGGACATGCAGCGCTTGTACCACTAAACCTTGTATCTCTACATGCAGAGATAGCAGTTAAATCAGCGTATTCTCCATCGCTTCTGCTTGTATCAACTCCATAAGATGCATCTGGACATGCGGCTAACGTTCCATCTCCAGGAGCAAAAAAGTCAATTGCATTTCCACAATCACTATAATTTACTTTTCTATCTTGATCATAGCTATTTGTCATATCATCATCTAAACAACCAACGTTGATTGCAGGAAATTTAACCGTAGTATTTCCATATGATGTTTCACTTACAGTTTTTCCTATATGCTGTGGAAACCCTCTACGATTAGTTGATCCTGTTACGTTATAACCAAATTCACTGAACGTATCTTGATAAAAAGTGTTTGTATTGTTATTTGATATACGATTATCATAGTTCGGATGATCAGGATTATATTGTGGCTGATTGCTATTTCCAGCTGCAGTTACCATAATGACACCTGATTGAGTTAATTCGTCTCCAGCCTGTGTCGTACTGTTATCGTAATGCTCGCTTTTCCAACGACCGCCATCGCCCATTGCGCCTAACCAACTAATATAGTTTGGTTCGTTTGATGTTCCACCATAAGAGGCAGCTCCATCTGTTCTAAAGTAGTAATAAGATCCACCTTTAGAAGATGATCTAAATCCCCAACTGTTTGAGCTAATGGTAGGATCTTTTGTGCCAAAGATAGGATTATTAGGTTTATATGTGTGAAATATTTTTTGTACGTCAAATCCGATTTCAAAACTACCTACATTATAACCACTACCATATAAGTTTAGATGCCACTTATTTGCGTTGTATGCCCACCCGTGTGTACGACCGTATATTAAACTAGCACATTGTGTACCATGATCTGCATCGTATGCTAACGTTGTCGGACTCCCGTGTACATTGTCTCGAGTATAAGCAGTAGATACAAGAATATTTCCAAATGCGGCAAACGATGCACTGCGCTGAGTTGAATCTCTCCACCAGCTTTGAGCTGCAGCTTCGGTCGGTACAACCGTACCATCCCATCGTGTTTCTAATCTACTTGTATCTGCATTGAACCAGTCAGGATCAATATAGTATGGACCGTCAAGAACAACATCTAATACGTCACAATATCCTGCTCGATTTAAAACGTTACCTGACTTATAATCAACCGGATTTACTGCATTGTTTACGCCTTTATTAATAAATTCTGTATGTGCGATCCATGTACCGTTATCAGCACATATGACATCAACATTTTCACCTGCGCCTTGTTGTTGTACTTTAGAGCTTATAGCCACGTTTTCATTAGTTGATGCAGTCTTCCACGGATTTTGTTTTGTTTGCATTCGGTATAGCGCGGTAGTCCTATTAACTGTCGGTTCAGCTCCACTAAAATTACCTTGAATAGACGAACTTCCTACTGTCCACATTTGGTAATTATTATATGCAGTATCCCATCGATCTTTTGCCGTTCCCCATATTTGATTTTTTAATTCATCAGGAGGTGGCATATATGTTTCAGGGTATCTGTTTGGACTTTCATTAATTATTTTAACACGATCATCGGATTGTAAAGCGGCTGACTCTTCTTCTGTTAATGAAAATTCACCACGTACATCGCTGTGTTCTTTCGTATCAGTACAATCAACTGATCGATCGGGTATTGTCTCCGGAGTTGAATCAGATGTTATAAGCTCTGCGCTTATTTCATCAAATTGTTCCTTTGTATATGTTGTTAGTACGTAATACTTTTCGCTCATTTTATCACACTATGTTTATTGTGTTACCCATACCCGAGTGTGCAGTACATTGATAGTACAATGTAGATGGTGCACCCATCGGAACTTTAAATACGACCGTTCCTACGGCCTGTGTATTTCCTGTTATACCATCAGCATATGCAGACCCACCATTACTTACACGAATTTGAAATGGATGGCCAGAAGCATTAACAACAAAGTAATATGTTTCGCCTCTACGCAAATAGAGAACAGGATCATTTGTTGATGAAGTAAACCAATGACTCTCTGGATCATTAAAAACATAATCGCTAGAACCGCTACTTGTGACATTAAATACATTAGAACCTTTTGTCATCGGATGCCATGCGCTATGCTCATAAATTTCCATTTGACTGTTAGTAGTATTATAAATGATTTCACCATTAGATGCTGACAATGCATTACGCTGTGACGTTGTCATACTACCAACCCTGAATCCACCGCCTGCACCACTGTTTTGACTTACTGTAACAGAGCCACCTGTGACCATATTAATATCAGTTGATGCAGTGAGAGTAGGAGTACCTGTTGCCTGAGATGTAATATTATCAACAACAAGTCCGGTAGAATTAAAATATCCTACATCTGTACCACCTATTTTAATATCGATCTGATCATCAGTACTTGCATGAAAACTTGTATTACCATTTTGATCTAGTATTAACTCAGTACCGTTCATATCAATCGATTGACCCTGAGAAATGTATGTACTATTGTCTATCGAATATGTTCCGGATCCATTAGTTTTCATAAATCCTGCACTTGCAAAGTCTCCATCTACAAGTACATCAGCATGAGATGTTTCACTTGTTAGATAAGCCTGTAAGTTACTTATTTGAGATTCAGTAATTGACAATGCAGCTTGATGGTTCGTTACATCGTTTTCAGTTACAGTATAGCTTTGTAAATAGCTTGATAAGTCTGGTGGAGTGTAAGTAGTCACACCTGTTGCATTATTATATGCCAAGTTAGCAGAACCTGCTGCAGCGACTGATACACTAAAGTCTGCATATGCTAGACCTCCACCGCCTCCACCGCCACTTACATCAGAAGCAACAATAAAGTGTTGAGTTCCTGAATCCCATTTAAGGATTTTGTTGTTTGCAATACCAGACATGTTAACGTTAGATAATTCACCGATACTGTCAATGCCTTCTCTTGCTTGTACGTATGCACTATCAATGAGCGCAATAGTCTTGGCCGAGTCAATACCGGTTCCAAGATCTGCGTTATTAGCAAGCTTTACCCAGGCTCCGCCATGAGCAAAGTATCCTGCTCCGGTTGCATGAACGTGAGCAAACATACCATGATACGTCGTAGCATTTGGAAGAGCTCCTTCAGAATCCCACATATTGGCATAATAGATTTTTTTAGACCCAAAATCTACATCTGAATCGCCAGCAAGTGTATTGATATGTGAAGGAATAACCTGCGCATTATCTAAAGCTTGCGCAATAGACGTAACCGCTGCCGAATCTAAGTCAGCATTTTGCAGTGTGGTAAAGTTGGCATCGAGTTCGACGTGGGTCAATGCCGTCCCTTTAGAATTTCTTAATGTGATTGCCATGTTTTACCTCTAAGTAAGTTCTACGTAATTTGAGTCGACATATCCAAGAGCCATATATCTTGGGTTACCAGCGTCGGAATCATAGAACCATCTATTTCTATCCATTCTTTCGATGTCGTTGCTCATTCTCACACCGTATGCATATACAGCGTCTTTTGCCGAGTCATCCATCGTCGGCGAGTTAATATCTTTTGCCTGGTCAATTCTACCATATGATGCAGCAAATACATCAGCAGGCATATCTTTAAACCGATCAACTGTTGCTTTTAAGCTAATACGTTCAATAACGCTATCAGAATCTGCATCGTCAGGTAGATAACCAATAGGCTCTACTAATCCAAATGGTATATCATAATTTGCCGTACCCTCAACAAATAATGGTGGTGGCGGTTCATCAATATTATCTGGCATAACCAAGAGTTCAGAGTTTGTAGACGGTAGTTCT